CTTGATGAATCAGGTTTTTTAGGAAAGAAAGCCGAAGCGAAGAAGGACGAGAAGCCGGAATCTGGCAAGATCGTCTCACTCGACGCCCCAGCCACACCGACCAACAGTCCACTCGATTAGAATCACTCACTGATTTATTTGAGGTGTTACGGCAACCGGCGATTGATTCCGGGATTCCGGCCAATCGATATGATGATATGACCTATCTGGAAATCGTGGCGCAGATCAAAGCGAATCGGAAACAACATCTGGAACAGCTACGTGAGCAGGCAGTCATGGACCATACACAGGCATCGCTCATGGCATTCGCGTTGAATGACCCACAGAAGATGCCCAGCGTAGCCAAGGCCTATCCGTTTATTACTGACGATATTCAGACCGCACGACAAGACTCATCAGCACCATCAATGCAACCTAAACCACAGCCAGCTTGGCAAAATGATCAAGCAATGCTACTTCAGCAGGCAATGATTGTTAAAGCAACCATCGAACGCAAGAAAGCATTGGCTAAACGAAAACAAGGAAAGTGAGGTGAAAGTGTATGGCAGATGGTATTGATATTGGTGACATCGAAACACGGTTCAACATCGACTTGTCTGGCTTGAAGCAGATGACTGATCAAGCCGCTAAGATGTTTGAAGGCCTCGGTGAGAAAGGCTCCAAAGGAATGGACGTCAGCAAAGGCGTTGAACGGCTATCTGAGCAGACGAAGAAGATGACCGCAACAATGTCCGACGGTTTCTCCAAAATGCAGCAAATGGCTGAAAAAGGCACATCTGGGATGGCTGACGCTGCGACCAAAAACTCAACGAAGATGAGAACTGCGGTTGGCAAAGACGTTGATCAAATGGTTCGTGACATTAACGCCAAGATGGAGCAAGCACGAGCCGCACAGCTCAAGCTTCAGTCTTTGAACATCAAATCCGCGACTGCTAAGTCTAACGGTGACACTAGCAAAGCGTTGCAATTTGATTCACAGATCGCATCCGCCCAGGCATCGATGCAACGATACCAAACTCAGGCCCAGGCACTTGCACAGTCCATGTCGCGCGAGTTCGATGCCGTACCAGCGTCACTCAAACGTATTGCGACCACAATGGATGCCAACGAAAGTCAAATCAATCAACTTCAAGCTAAGCTCAAGGGACTTCAAGCGAGCTACGCTTCGCAGCGTGTGCCAGTTTCCGGTGACTTTGAAGGCGGATTTAAGATGGGCGATTCCAAAGAATCACTCCAAACCAAGGCTCAAATTGATAAACTTCAAGCATCTGTGGCCAAGCTGATTGCCGAGAACGACAAGCTGAATTCGACATATGCCAACACCGAAGATCGCGCGGCACAGTTAAAGGCTGCGCTCGCTGGTGTTAACACTGAACTCGATGAGGAAGCCGTTTCTAGCCGAATGGCTGGTGCTGGTCTTGATTCAATGAATAACAAGTCCAGCAAAGGTGGTGGCTTCTTCAGCAAGCTGCGTAGCGGGGCATCGAGGTTCTTCGGATTGTTCAATCGATCAACCAATCAGTCTAATACTGGCATGGAGCGAATGAATCGCAACATGAAAAGCATGAGCCGTCAACTCGGCCAGGTTGGTGCCTCAGTCTTCCTGTATCAGATCTTGGGACAGGGCATTATGTCGTTGGTCACTTGGTTGTGGCAGGCCGCAGAAACCAATAGCGCGTTTGCAGCATCCTTTAACCAGGTGCGTGTGAACTTGCAGACGGCCTTTTATCCAATCTACACTGCTGTGATGCCGGCGTTGACTACACTCATGCAAGGCTTAGCGCGGGCTACCGGCGTGCTGGCTAGCTTTATCGCAACACTTTTCGGTACCACGTATTCGGCTGCTAAAGCTGGTGCGTCTGGTCTGCAAAAGCAAGTCGCAGCGCTCAATGAAACTGCGTCTGATAGTGGTGTTAAGAAGACCGCTAATAGCGCGAAGAAGCTGGCGGATAACACGTCTGAGGCAACCAAAAAGGCCAAGGAGCTTCAACAGTCCCTGGCCAGCTTCGATGAAATCAACACTCTTACGAAGCAGTCTGATAGTGATAATGCCAAAACGCCTGATGCAAGCACTAGCACACCAGACGCGGCAACTGCGTCCACACCAGTCACTGGTGCAGACTTCGGTGCCGCAACTGGTAACTACACCACACCAGCATGGCTCAAGAAGCTGGCGGCTGATGTTGCGGCGATCGCCAAAGATTTGTGGGACCCGATTGCCGCTGCTTGGAACACGACAGGCCAAAAGGTCATTGATGCGTGGAACTACGCGCTGAAAGAAGTCCTCGGCTTAGTCAAAGCAATTGGCAAGTCGTTCCTAGAAGTCTGGGACAACGGTACCGGCCAGAAGTTTGTAGAAAACCTACTGCAACTGTTGGCTGATGTTTTGAACATCATTGGCGATATTGCCAAAGCATTTAAAGATGCTTGGAATGATGATGGACGTGGTACACGTCTGATTCAGACAATCTTCAACTCATTCAATTCAATTTTGGAGTTACTTCACCAGATTGCCACTGCTTTCCGTGACGCTTGGAACTCAGGCGTTGGGGAAAAGATTGCGGCCAACATCCTTGATATCTTCACCAACATCTTCAAGACGATTGGAAATATTGCTGATCGGTTGAAAGATGCGTGGACTGATAACGGGGCTGGCGAGAAGCTATTCGGCACGTTGCTTGGTATGGTTAATGATCTACTTGGTGCAATCAAGGACGCCACCAAGGCAACTGCTAATTGGGCGAAGTCTATTGACTTTAGTCCACTGCTTAATTCAGTCAACAACCTGCTCACTGCTTTGCGCCCATTTGCGAAGAATATCTGGGATGGGCTGGACTGGGGCTACAAGAATCTTCTACTTCCGCTTGCTAAGTTCACGATTGAAAAAGTTCTGCCTGATTTCTTCGATGTTCTTGCTGCTGCACTCAAAGTCTTAAATGCAGTAATTGAGGCCACGAAACCATTAGCAAGTTGGTTCTGGGATAAGTTCTTGCAACCATTGGCAAAGTGGACTGGTGGAAGTTTCCATGGTGCAATGCAGGACGTGGTTAAGGTTCTGACAGATCTCAGCGACTGGATAAGCAAACATCAGCGATTGGTTGAAGCCATTGTCGAGGCTCTTGCAGCGCTCTTAGCATTAAGAGTAGCTAGTGGATGGCTATCAACAGCTACGGGAATCCTGGGCGACATTGCCAGCAAAGCTGGCGCTCTTGGCGGTATGAAAGGTATTGTTGCCGCGATTTTCAACAAAGTAACTGGGTTGGATAAACTCGGTGATGCTGTAGAAAACGTCCAAATTTTATCTCTAATGGCGTGGGACAAAATTAAAGTTGGTGCCGGTTATATTACCGATCTTGCTAAACCGGCATGGACTAGCCTTAAGAGTGGTGTTTCAAGTATCAAAGCACTTGCTTCAACCTCTTGGAGCAGCTTAAAGACCGGACTGTCAACGATAAAGAAAATGTGGGGACAGGTCAGTCAAAATTGGGAAAATTCTTCCATGTTCAAGGCAATGACCACTGGTCCTTTTCAATCAATGAAGAGTGCTGGTGGATTTAACCAGCTATCAAACGGAGGTAAAGCTCTGACTGGACTTGCTGGCGCAGGTGTAGTTCTTGGAGCTGGCTGGGATATTGTTTCTGCGATTAAAGAGAAAAATCCGACCAAGAAGTTTGAAGACTTTGGATCTGGTGCTGGTACCGCAATCGGTGGTGGTCTTGGTCTTTACTTCGGCGGACCGTTGGGCGCCGCAATAGGTGCGCAAATCGGTGGAACTGTCGGTAAGTGGGCTGGTGATGCGGCTAAGAGCTTTACCGATGGCTGGAACGCTGTTGGTAAAAAGAAGAAGCCTGATGATTGGCTCGGTGCCATGGGCTGGGATGCTCGTCAAATGACTAATAAAGTGGTCGCTTGGTGGGATGGCGTACAGAAGTCTAACGACGCTGCCAATAAAGCGCAACTCAAAGCGCAACAAAAGGCAAATGCAGAATTTCAAAAGTCTTGGAACAAATTTTGGGGTGATGTCGGCGACAGGATTAAATCAACCTGGGATGGTATACAAGCCAAAACGTCTGAGTGGGGCAAAGACTTTTCCAAATGGTGGTCTAAAACTTCCTCGACGATTGGTAAGAACTGGAATTCCTTCTGGTCAGATACTGGCACAAAGCTAGCTGACACCTGGAACTCAGCTCAGAAAAAGACCTCTCAATGGGGGTCTGACATGCAGTCGTGGTGGTCGAAAACTTCTTCAAGTCTGGGCGGCAAGTGGAACTCATTTTGGAGTGACACCGGATCTAAACTCAAGACGACCTGGCAAAATGCTAAGTCGGACACTTCGACACTATTAGGCCAGTTATCTTCCAATGTTGCAACGTTAGCAGGACGGACTCGTGATAGTGCGGTGAGTGCCTGGTCTGGTTTGAAATCGAAGACCGGTACTTATTTTGGAAATATCAAAACCACTGCCAAGTCTGCGTTTGATTCTATTGCAAATTGGGCTGGAAACCTTGGCTCAAGAATGGGCCAAGGCTTGAGCAGTGGTTGGTCAGCAGTCAAAAACGGTGCTTCCAAACTGATCGGTGGAGCAACAAAAGTTATTAAAGATGCAATTAATGGTGTTACAAAAGGCATCAACTGGGTTCTTGGATCTGTGGGGTCACACACGAAACTACCATATCCAGCGTTTGCTACTGGCGGTCGCCATAAAGGCGGGCCTGCGTTAGTCAACGATGCACCAGGCTCGGTATACCAAGAAGCCTATCGTTTACCTGATGGACGTTCCGGCCTGTTCCCTGCAAAGCGCAATTTGTTGCTGAATATGCCAGCTGGGACACAGATTATGCCGGCAACTCGTGTCGCTCAGAAAATGGCGGCTATGGTGCCACATTATGCCGGTGGTATGTTTGACTTCGATTTTGACTTCAGTGGTTTGGATGCCTTAGCTCATTTAGATCTGAGCAATCTGTTTGGATCTGTTGGCTCAACAATCAGCAATGTGGTTGATAGTGCAACAGATACAATTGGCAAGTTCATTGGCAATCCAAGCGGTCTCTGGAATTGGGTCGTTTCCAAGTATTCAGGACTGACTGGTAAGAGTGGTATCGGTGCCGATATTGCTGGCGGTGCTATTGGCAAGATGGCCAGTGGTGCTACAGCCATGTTGAAACATGCTTTGAGTCTGTTCGAACCACCAACACCTGGTGGAACGGGTGTAGCACGTTGGCGTGATAGCGTTGTGAGTGCGTTGCGCAAGCTTGGACTTTCAACGAGCAGCAGCATGGTCAACCGCGTTCTGCGGCAGATCAACACTGAGTCTGGTGGTAATCCGTCTGCAATGGGCGGTACCGACGGCTTAGCCGATGGGCATGCTGAAGGCTTGATGCAAGTTAAGCCTGGCACGTTTGCCGCGTATCACTTACCTGGTTACGGGAACATCTGGAAAGGCTATGACAACATTCTGGCCGGACTGAATTATGCCCAGAACCGATATGGTAGTGGGCTTTCATTCCTTGGCCAAGGTCATGGCTACGCAAACGGTGGCTTAATCCAGAACGATGGTATGTATCGGGTCGGTGAGAATAACCTCTCCGAAATGATTTTGCCACTTACTAAGCCGGCTCGCGCAGTTGAGCTCATGAAAGATGCGATGTCGATCATGGGATTGAGTGCTGCCGATTTAGTAGCGCCAGGTATCGTTAACGAGCCAAGCATCACATCCGGATTGGGCAGTAATTCTGTGGCCACAAGCGGACTGTCAGGCGTTGATGCTCAAACAATCGGCAAGATCATTGCAGAAACTATCGCTGATATCCTCGGCGGTAACGGTGGTCAATCTGATACCGATATGGATGTATCGCTTCAAGTCGATGATGACACATTGGCCCAAGTCGTGATTAAGGCAATCAACAAACGAATCAGGAAGTTGGGTCACAACCCAATTATTTTGTAAAAGGAGACGATGAAAATGGCGGCAGAATTGTTGCTTAACGGCAAGGAGGTTAAAACTCCTAAAACGTTTAGTGCTGCGGTGCAAGATATCGATGGGAACTCGACGCGTGATGCCAGTGGCAATATGCATCGTGATCGAATCACGGTTAAACGCAAGCTATCCATTGCCTGGGGGCCACTGAACAACAATGAAATTGCGACTATCATGCAGGCCGTGAGTGGCGTGTTCTTCAAAGTAACTTATCCGGATCCTCAAACTGGGGCGCAGGC